ACGGACTATTAAATAAAGCAAGTATTATCTTAACTCCTACTGGTTACAAGGCTGGAACGCTTTACAACGTAGCACCAGTAGTAGAGCCTTATGAGGACTTTGACTTTGCTAGAGCTAGTGTTGCTAGTCGTGTTAATTCTAGTGGCTTAGTCGAGATGGTAGGTAGAACTCTTGGTAGTGAGTTAGTTACTAATGGAAACTTTAGTAATGGATTAAATAATTGGACAACAAATACTGCTACTGAAAGTGGTGGCGTAGTTACCATACCTAATAATGGTTATATATTCCAAACCATTAACTTTCCTGATAGTGGAACAATAAAAATACAAGTTGAAGGTAGTGGAACGGTTAAGTATAGATTAGGTGTTACTTCTCCATCTAATACGTTTATAACAAAAACTTTACCATTTACAGCTTACGAGGATTTAAACTCTACTGATGTCAGGATACAGCTAAATAATACGAGTGGCTCTGATATTACTGTAACTAGCGTATCAGTAAAAGAAGTAATAGACACAAACAACATTCCAAGAATAAGCTATGATAGTAATGGAGATAATGGTCATATATTGTTAGAGCCTACTTCTACTAATTTATTGCCTTATAGTGAGGATTTTAGTGAGTGGACTTTAGGTAGTAACTCTACTTTAACTTATGAAAGTGATGTGGTTGCACCTGATGGTAGTTTAGGGGTTTATAGATTACAAAATCCACAATCTGGCTCAACTTTTTTGAGTATAGGATTTATAAATTGTAGAAACTTTAGCTTATTTGTTAAGGCAGTAACTGGTGGTGTTAATAATCAATTTAATTTAGATGCTTCTGGTCAACCTACTGACACTAAAACAGCTACAACTCAATGGCAAAGATACGATAGGGACTTTGGAAGCCAAGCTAATTATAATTTATCTATTAATAATGGAATAGACAACTACGCCTCTGACATATATATATGGGGCGCACAAGTAGAACAATTATCCTACGCTACATCATACATACCAACACTAACTGGAAGCACAGTTACAAGAGCTACAGAGACTGCAACTGGTGCTGGTAGTGCTGACTTAATAAACTCAACAGAGGGTGTGTTATATGCAGAGATAGCAGCTTTAGATGATAGTTCAATATCAATAGGTATATGTGATGGAAGCACAGATAATAGAGTGCTTATTTTATTACAATCAAATAATACTATTAGAGGATTTGTAGAAAGTTCAGACACTATTGTTTTTGATGAAATTTATCAAGTATCATCTACTTTAGATTATCATAAAGTTGCAATAAAATACAAAGCTAATGATTTTGCTTTATGGATTGATGGAGTAGAAAGAGATACTGATACAAATGGAGCTTCTCCTATTGGACTTAATGAATTACTATTTAATAATGGAGGTGGTGGTAGTATTTTCTACGGTAAATGCAAAGCACTAGCAGTATTTAATGAGGCTTTAAGTGATAGCGAACTAACACAACTAACAACGTAATGAGTTTAAGATTAACAGAAATATGTTACCCAGAGGTAAAGAGTTACTACATCGTATGGAACGATAGCGAGGCGATAGTATCGTATGGAGTGCTAGAAACCTATCAATGCTTAGAGACTAAGTGGGACAATGTAGATTTATACACTAAAGAAATAGATTGGATAAACATATTAATAGATAACGGTATTAACCCTTTTCCAGAGCAATGATAGTATCAGCGCAAATAGATGAGAAAGAGCTGAAGTCTTTAATTAAGGACTTAGAGAAACTTAATATGTCTGAAAGTAAAAACAAGACACTATTGAGACAAGGTATGCGTAAAGCTGCTAAGCCTATTCTACAAGAGCTTAAATCTATTGTACCAGTTGAAACTAAACAACTTAAAAAGTCTTTAGCTGTTATAAATGGTAAGAATGTAAAAGGCAAACCACCAACGGTATATGTAGGACCAAGAGTAACTAAGTCATTTGCTACTAAAGAAAAGTCTGGATTTTACTTTTACTTTTTAGAGTATGGATTTAGAGGAATACCAGGACTTAGAATGTTAGATAAGACTGCTGCTAGTAAAGGTAATACAGCTATAAACGGTGTAATAGGAGAAATAAAAAAACTCATTGACAAAAGAATGAAGTAATGGAGATAGGAAAAGTAATATATAATATTTTAAGCAACGACTCAAACGTAGCTCCTTTAGTTACTACTGACGGTAATTTAAGAATATTTCCTAGCCGTTACAATTTTCCTACAGACGTTAAGTTACCTTATATAACTTATCAGATGTTTGGAGATGAGCCTAACAACACTAAGAACGGAGTAAGTGAGTATGACTATGTTAGAGTACAGATAAGCATTTATCACAATAGCTACGCTGATATGATAACTCTAGCTGGTCACGTTAGAACAGCTCTAGACTACGTTAGTGGCACTTATAGTGGTGTAGTAGTAGATAAGATATTTTACCAAGACCAGAACGAGCTTTATGATGATTCTGCTGGTTCTATTGGTTTATATGGTATAGCACAAGATTACAGATTTAACATAAATAGATAAATATGGAAACCTATAAAGTAAAGATAAAAAAAGACATCGAATGCAGAGGAGTAGAATACAAAGAAGGCGAATCTTACAAAGTAGTAAGAGCAGTCTTTAACTTCTTACAGCACAACGATGCAATAGATACAACAAAGAAAAAGTCTAAGAAGAAAGAAGAATCTTCTGAGGATTTAGATATTAGCTAATTATAAATTTTAAAATTAAAAGAAAATGGCAATTTTTAACGGAACGGATTTAATCCTAAAAGTTTCTCCTAGTAGTGGAGGAGCTGAAGCGAAATTGATGCATTCTCAGAATGTTTCTCTTTCAATGAATGTAGATACAATAGACATCTCAACAAAAGACTCTGCTGGTTGGAGAGATTTGTTAGGTGGACAAAAGTCTTTTAGCCTTTCGGCTGATGGTCTTATGGACTTCTCAGCAACTGCTGGAGATACTGATGTAGCAGAATTATTTGACCAGATGTTTGATAGAACGGCAGTAGACTTTACTTTTGCTCTAGCTACTCCTGCTGGTTATACAATTACTGGAGATGGTTTTATTACTTCTCTTGAGATTTCTGGCGGTACAGAAGATGCTCCTACTTACTCTTGTTCTATCGAAGGGTCTGGAGAATTAACTAAGACTGCTGTATAATAATTTCTTTGTTGGTTGGGGATTGTGCTACGGCACGTCTCCAACTAGCAATAATTTAAACTAACAAAGATATGTACGAAGTAGTTATAATAAACGGTAAAGATTACCCAGTAAGATTTGGAATGAACTCATTGAGATTATTCTGTAAAGATACTGGAAGAAGTTTAGCTGACTTAGATAAGCTAGGAGAGGGAATGAGTTTAGATGATGCTTGTTATTTAATCCTAAACGGAATAAAAGACGGCTCTAGAGTGAGTGGTCAAGAATGTTCTTTAAATGTTGATGATGTCGCAGACTTGCTAGACGAAGATTTTGACGCACTAAATAAAGTGCTAGAGATATTCTCTAATCAATTCTCTGCTAAATTTGAAACGGAGGGAAACGACAAAGCCACGAAGAAAGTGGCAAAGAAAAAGAAGTAACTTGGGATAGCTTAGAAGCTATAGGTTATGGCTTCGGATTACTTCCTCAAGACTTTTGGAGTTTAACTTTCCACGAGTTTATCTGTATGCAGAAAGGCTTTAATGATAGAGTAGAGAAAGAACAGCAATGGGAATGGGAACGAGTGCGATGGTTGGCTTGTGTTAATTTACAGCCACATACAAAGAAAGGACAAAACCTAACTCCTCAAAAGCTGATGAAGTTTGATTGGGAGAAAAAGAAAGTTAAGACCGACATTAAGAAACAAAAGAAGAGAGCAGAATATATTAAAAAGAAATACGAATTGCTAAATAAAGACAATGGCTGAGAAAACATTAAGTATAAAATTAAGTCTAAACGACAAGCAGTTTCAGAGTAGTCTCAAAAAATCAATGAGGTCTATGAAAAAGTTCGGAGGTAATATGAAATCCTTTGGACAAACATTGTCAAGAAATGTAACTTTGCCTATTGTAGCTTTAGGAGCTGCTAGTGTTGCAGCATTCGACAAACAAGCTAAAGCTGTAGCACAAGTAGAAGCTGGTCTAATCTCTACTGGTAATGCTGCTGGTTTTACATCTCAACAACTTCAAAAGATGGCAGCTGATTTACAAGCAAAGACAATCTTTGGAGATGAGGTAATACTAAAAGATGCCACTGCTCAACTATTGACATTTACAAATATAGCTGGAGAGCAATTTGCAAGAACTCAAAAAGCTGCTTTAAACTTAGCAACTAGACTAGACGGAGATTTGAAGTCTGCTAGTATTCAATTAGGAAAAGCCTTGAATGACCCAATAGCAAATCTATCGGCTCTTAGTCGTAGTGGTATTCAATTCTCAGAAGAACAAAAAGCAATAATAAAATCTTTAGCTAAGACTAATAAACTAGCCGAAGCACAAACTATAATATTAGACGAGCTAGAGAAACAATATGGAGGAGCAGCAGAGGCAGCAGCAGAGGCTGGTCTAGGGCCATTCCAACAGCTACAAAACTCTTTAAGCGATGTTTCTGAGGAGTTTGGTAAGTTAATAGTAGAAAACATAGAGCCATTCAAAAATTTGCTTTTAGATGTTATAAAAGTTCTTAGAAGTTTAACTGATGAACAAAAGAAAGCCATTGTTAAGTTTGCTGGTTATGCTGCAGTAATTGGACCAGTTGTAGTTGTTTTAGGTAGTTTAATATCTTCATTAAGTATAGTTATTCCTTTAGTTCTTAAATTTGTAGCTGCATTTAATCCTATAACAGCAGCTATTGGAGCAGCAGTTTTAGCAGTTGGATATTTTGCTAAGAGAATGGTAGACTTAAACGATGAATGGAAAGAATACCAAGAGACAACAGACGAATTAGATTTAGGACCAGTAGTAGGAGACTTTGAAAAATTATCTAAATTAACTGATGTAGTAGCAAAAAACACTAAAAAAATATCTTTTAAAAAATCTGCTATACCTCAAAGAATAGCATCAAAAAAACCTGGAGCTATTGCAACTGATACTGGAATACCAGAAACTTTAGAGGGAGTTGCAGCAATAGAGCCAAGTGGTTTAGAGAGTTTTAACGAAGCGTTCTTTAGTTTTAGTGAGGACTTTAGAAACTCTTTAATGAATACTTTCACAGAGATAACCAATATAATAGGAAAGGTTGGAGCTTTATTTGGTCAAATGCATCAAAAGCAATTAACAGAGTTGGAGTTAGTAAGAAAAACAGAAGTAGATAATATAATGGCAATGTCTATAGCTGAGGAAGAAAAAAATAAAATGATTGCAAAATCTGACGAAAAGTTTGAAAAGAAAAAAGCAGATTTAGAAAGAAAAAGAGCCAAGAGAGCTAAAGCAGTTGCTATATTTGAAGCTATTGTAAATACAGCAGCAGCAGTTGTTAAAGCCTTACCTAATTTACCTCTAGCTATTGCTACTGGAGTTTTAGGAACAGCACAAATAGGAACTATTGCATCTACTCCATTACCAGCCTTTGCTGATGGTGGTATTGTAAGTGGTCCAACAGTTGGACTTATGGGAGAGTATGCTGGAGCAAATACAAATCCAGAAGTTATTGCTCCATTGAATAAATTAAAAGATATGATAGGAGGGCAGACGGTACAAGTACAAGGAGTGATTAGTGGAGAGGATATTTTCTTATCAAATGACAGATACTCACGAAGAAAAAATAGTTATTAATGGCATACGCAATAACAAATAGAGCAAAGTTTAAAGATGACAACGGCATCTATTACGAGTTACATATATTAAAAGATAATTATGTAGGCTCTATTAGTGAGTTTAATGTAGGTGGAGATGGTTTTAAATTAACTTGGGGTGGTAGAGGAGAAAAAGTAGACTCTCCTATACATTCATCTGAGATTACTTTTGAATTTGTTTTAAGAGATAACGATGACAGAAATAGAATCTTAGATATAATGCAACAAAATGAAGGTCAGTATATAGCAAGAATATATAAAAACGATGCTGGTACTGAAACAGATTTTGCATCAACATCTCCTATTGGCAAATTTTGGACTGGTGTAATTATTATGAATGAGTCTATAATGGAAGATGTAGACTATCCACAAATAATAACACTAAGAGCTATTGATGGTTTAAAGTTATTAAAGAGTAAAAAATTTAATCAACTAACTAATATATATAACGAAAGGACAGAGACTACTGATTCTACAATTTCAGTTGCAGATGCAAATGGAGACTTTGAAGGTGGATATTATACTTTTCATTCTTTGATTCTAGCTATACTTAATCAAAATCCAGTATCTCAAGTATATATAGAGAATGTTTTAATAGATCCACTTTTACAATTCTACGGAGCTTGGTGGAGTTCATTAACAGACGTAACTCAAGCAGACGGCTATTATGATTGTTCTAATATTATCATAGTTCAATCTAGTGCATTTTATACAAGACCATCAGTAGCTGGAGGTCAGATAAAATATATGAGCTGTTATGATGTGCTAGAAAAAATACTATTTTATTTAAATGCTAGAATACATCAAGAGGAAGGAATTTTTAAGATAGTACAATTAGGAGTATATGAAAAATGGCAAGATAACGCTGCTGCTAATGGTGTAAGTTATAGCAAAGGTAATAATGCTCTAAGTTTCACTATTAATTATTTAAAGACATTAAGCTCACAAAATAACAAAAGGTCTCTCACTAAATTTAATTTTAGAAGAATGATTAAGAGACTTGTTTATAATATAGCTGGAGCTTCAGAATCTAATCCGTTAAACTTTACGGATTTAGGAGGTGGTCAATCTGTAATTCAACAGCTAAACTTACCAGGTTTACAATCAGCAACAGCTTGGCAAACATTTACTGTTTCAACAATAAATAATGATTACACTCCAGCTCCAACAGATTTTAAATCTACTTATTTAAGTGTAGAGTCTGGTCAAGATATGACGTTTGTTTTTAATTATTCTAATCAATTTGAAATCACTGGATTTAGTGATATAAATTGGTTATTATATGGAGGCTTTATTTTTAAGCCTTTCATTATGGTAAGAATAAACTCTAGTACAGACTATTATTTGCAATTTAATGCAGATGAAAATAAATACGTTTGGACTACATCACAAGTATATGTTACTAATAATCCATTGCCAGCAGCTTTTAATTATGATACAGCTACAGCAGATGATTTAACTTTTGGAGTAACTAACTCTATTGGTAGTATGGATTTAAATGGTATGGAAGCAGCTCCAGTAAGTGGACTTATAGAGTATTATATTTACTATAACATAAGAGGAGTAGGAAGCATTACACAAGAAACAGACGGGAATATAAGTTGGGACTACTCAATACCATTAACTACAGAACTTTCTCCAGATGTTATAGGTACGTCAGCTCCTAATTATGATGGTGGATATGGTGCGCCTTATGATTTTCCAGTTGCATCTTGTCAATTATATTTAGATGGTGCTTCTCCAAGTTTCGTAGCTTATGAATTTGTAAATGAAGATAGTGGAGTAGTCGTACAAAGTGGAGAGGAAATTACAGACTCAGTTAATTTTATAGAACAATATTTAACTCAAGGAGATGCTAACAATAATAATATATTTATAAAAAATAGTACTGGTGTAGGAGGTAATTGGACTTTTCCACAATCTCCTAGCTGGACTTATTTATATGATACTTCTGGAATGAGTGCCGTACATTTACCTAGTTTAAAAGCTATGACTCTTATTGGAATGCAAAAGAATTATAGAATGATTATGGATACTCGAATAGTAAGAGATACTGATGTATTAAGTGTAGACCCTTGGGAGTTTTTATATATGTTACAAGATACTATAGAAGGTGCTACAAGATACTTTATTTGTATAGGTGGAGAATATGTAGCAACACAAGCATTTTTTACTGGAGAATGGATTGAAGTAGATTTTGATGACGTAGATTTAACTAATGCTGGATTTGAAGGTAGTTTTGTAGCTGAAAACGTACAAGC